AACCAAAAGACGCCGAATGAACCTCGACTTTCTAACCCCACAAGAAGCCATGGCAGCACGCATGGCGCTCAAAGACATGAGCCGGGCGGAAAAAGAAGCCTACTTGGGGCTGCTAAATGAAAAAGATGAGCGTTTTAAACGTAAAAAAGCAATGTCAGACCCCATAGAGTTTGCCAAATATGTGTATCCAAACTTTAAAGTAGGCCCCCACCACAAAAAATTAGCAAAAATATTCCAAGACGTAGTAGAAGGCAAGAAAAAACGGGTAATCATAAACATTGCGCCACGTATGGGTAAGTCCGAGTTCTCGTCCTACTTGTTCCCAGCGTACTTCCTTGGACAAGACCCCAGCAAAAAGATAATTATGGCAACCCACACTGCCGGTCTATCCGAAGATTTTGGTAGAAGGGTGCGAAATTTACTTGAAAGCGAAGAATATGCCGAAATCTTTCCAAACGCAATCATTGCAGACGACCAAAAAGCCGCAGGCAAATGGAGTACCGGGGCTGGCGGTCAGTATTATGCTGTTGGTGTCGGTGGCGCTCTTGCCGGTCGCGGCGCTGACTTATTTGTTATTGATGACCCCCACTCCGAACAAGACATTAAAGCAAATAGTCGCGCAACCTTCGATAATGCGTGGAGTTGGTTCCAAACCGGTCCCTTGCAGCGATTAATGCCGGGGGGTGCCATTGTTGTCATTATGACTAGATGGTCGTTGATAGATTTAACTGGGCGGTTAGTTGATTTCACCATAAAAAACCCTGAAGCTGAGCCTTGGGAAGTGGTAGAACTACCCGCCATCCTGCCGTCTGGCAAAAGCCTTTGGCCTGAACAATGGCCTTTGGAGCAGCTAGAAGCTAAAAAACTGCAAATGGATCCACGGTACTGGAACGCTCAGTACATGCAACAGCCAACATCAGATATGGCGGCGTTGATTAAAAGAACTGATTGGAAGGTGTGGGAAGAAGATGAACCCCCTACTTGCGAGTACGTAATCCAGTCTTGGGATACGGCGCATGAAGTTAAAACCACATCTGACTACAGCGCTTGTACAACTTGGGGTGTTTGGTACAACGAGGAGGACAACATGTCCCCTAATATCATCCTGCTAGATGCGTTTAAAGACCGCATGACATTTCCAGAACTTAAAGCCGTAGCTCTTAAACATTACAATGAGTGGAAACCAGATGCTTGCATAATTGAGAAAAAAGCTGCTGGAGCGCCGTTAATTCAAGAACTTAGACGCATAGGCATACCCATACAAGAATTTACGCCCAGCCGTGGAAATGACAAAATAGTCAGGCTGAACGCAATAGCGGACTTATTCACATCAGGTAAAGTATGGGCGCCAGACCGCCGTTGGGCTAGAGATGTGGTTGAAGAACTAGCTGCGTTCCCTGTTGGCGAACACGATGACTTTGTGGATACAACGACTCAAGCGTTATTGCGATACCGCCAAGGCGGGTTTGTTAGTTTAGAAACAGACGAAAAAGACGATTTAACCCTCAAATACAGACGAAAGGCAGCGTACTACTGATGTTAAAACACTTCTATTCTTTTACTCCAAAGGCCATTCCTAAAGAAATGTGCGAGTATTTAATCCAAACAACACCTTGGAATAAGCGGTTTGATGCCCAGTTGTCAGAAGACAACGTAGATTTGTTTGTGGATGACATTGTTAGAAAAACCGATGTTGTGTTCTTAAACCCACTTTCAACCATTGGCTGCGTACTTCAGTCTTACATAACAACGGCAAACAAAGTAGCGGATTGGAACTTTGACATTAGCAAAATTGAGGATGTTCAAGTAGGGTGTTACCAACCCGGCGGGCACTACGATTGGCATATTGACAGCTTTGTTCCCAATAATGACCGACAACAGCGTAAAATATCAGCAGTAGCTTTTTTAAGTGATCCTGATTCGTACGAAGGCGGGGTCTTTGAATTAGAAGTTGCGCCGGATATCCCTGAAAGGATTCCGCAAGGCAGTATTATTGTTTTTCCGTCAGTACTTAAACATAGAGTAACCGCTGTTGAAGATGGCGTACGGTTTTCAGCAGCTTGCTGGGCATCAGGTCCGGCGTTTAGATAAGGCATATTATGGGCATTGAAAAGTCACTATACCAAGTTCCACAAGGCATGGCAGCCACGATGGGCGCAGAACCAGACATTACCGTTGAAGTAGAAGATCCAGCAATGGTAATGGAAGTTAAGATGGAAGAAATGATTAGCACCGACACAGGTAGCGAAGAATTTAACGCCAACTTAGCAGACGAAATTGATCCAAGTGAACTAGAAACTATAGCCGCAGAATTAGAAGAAGACATTGATAACGACATGGAAGCCCGCAAAGACTGGGAAAAAATGTACAAAGACGGCATTACATTGCTTGGTTTAAAGTTTGAGGAAAGAACCGAACCTTGGGATGGAGCCTGCGGTGTTTATCACCCTATGATCACAGAAGCTGTAATTCGTTTCCAATCAGAAACAATTATGGAGACTTTTCCAGCAAAAGGACCTGTGCGTACACAGATTGTTGGCAAAGAAACACAAGATAAAAAAGAAGCTGCTCAGCGTGTAGAAACTGATATGAATTACCAGCTGACAGAGAAAATGCCTGAGTATCGCGCAGAGCATGAAAAAATGTTGTGGAACTTGCCGGGTGCAGGTTCTGCGTTTAAGAAAGTTTACTATGACCCGGGTTTAGGGCGTCAAACTTCTATCTTTATTCCAGCCGAAGATGTAATGCTTCCTTACGGCACAAGCGAAATTGAGTCATGCCACCGTGTAACACACAGAATGCGCAAGACCAAAAACGATCTCATTAAACTAATGCACGCAGGCTTTTACCGTGAGGTGGAGCTAGGCGAACCTAGTAAGTTTAAATCTGAGATTCAAGAAAAGAAAGATAAAGAGACTGGCTTTAGCGCATCTTATGATGACCGCTTTGAGCTATATGAAGCACACGTTGACCTAGATATACCCGGATTTGAAGATAAAGATGACGACGGCGAGCCTACAGGAATTGCGCTGCCGTACGTTGTTACGATGATAAGGGGCACAAATGAAATACTTGCTATTCGTAGAAATTGGAAAGAAGATGATGAACTTTGTCAAAAGCGTCAGCACTTCGTTCACTATCAGTACATTCCGGGATATGGCGCTTACGGTTTTGGTCTATTCCATCTTGTTGGTGGCTTTGCTAAATCAGCCACTTCCATCTTGCGTCAACTTGTCGATGCCGGCACTCTTTCCAATCTGCCGGGGGGTCTAAAAGCTAGAGGCTTACGTATTAAAGGCGATGACACACCAATCGCTCCCGGTGAATTTAGAGATGTGGATGTAGGATCAGGCAGCATTAGAGACAATATTCTCCCGCTTCCGTACAAAGAGCCTTCAATGGTTCTAGCTGGTTTGCTTGACAAAATCATTGATGAAGGACGTCGTTTTGCGGCAACTTCGGATATGAAAGTTAGTGATATGTCGGCTAACGCACCTGTCGGAACTACGCTGGCTATTCTGGAAAGAACGCTTAAGGTTATGTCTGCAGTGCAAGCTAGGGTACACTACGCACTACGGCAGGAATTAAAGCTCCTCGCAGAAATTATTCGGGATTACACCGAGGACGAATATAACTATGAGCCAGAAACCGGTAATCCACCAGCAAAAAGAGCGGACTACAACTATGTGGACGTGTTGCCTGTATCCGACCCAAACGCAGCCACCCTTTCTCAGAGAGTGGTGCAGTACCAAGCGGTTATTCAATTGGCTCAATCAGCACCCCAGATTTACAACTTGCCTCAATTACACAGGCAAATGCTCGACGTACTTGGAATTAAGCACGCCGACAAATTGGTGCCTTTGGAGGAGGACCAGAAGCCAACCGACCCTGTAACAGAGAATATGAACGTGCTTAAGGGTAAACCCTTAAAAGCATTTTTGTATCAAGACCACGAAGCGCACATTAAGGTTCACCAGATGGCTGCGCAAGATCCGCTTATTCAACAGCTACTTGGGCAAAACCCACAAGCTCAATCCATTCAAGCAGCACTTATGGCACATATAGCCGAGCATTTAGGCTACGCGTATCGTCAGAAAATGGAACAAGCTATGGGCGCTCCGCTACCCAATCCAGAACATCACATGCCAGAAGATATGGAAGTGCAAATTTCTCAATTGGTGGCTCAAGCTGCACCACAGGTTCTTGCTCAATCTCAGGCTATGGTTGCACAGCAACAAGCCCAGCAAAATCAACAAGATCCGGTTATGCAAGCTCAGCTCATTGACCAGCAAGTTAAACAGGGTGAATTGCAACGTAAGACGCAAAAAGACCATCAAGACGCTATCTTTAAACAGAAAGAATTGGCGCTTAAAGAACAGCAGATCCGTCAAGAAG